CTCCTCAGAACGGGGACTCGCAAGGGGAGTTTCGTCTAGAGCGTTGCGCACGTCGTCTTCCGTGGCGTGCGCGTAGAACTTGCTGGTCGTCGTCAAATCGGCATGCCCAAGGACCTTCTGAGCAGCCTTGATGTTGCCGGTCTGACGCATGATCCTGGTGCCGGTCGTGTGGCGCAGGCCATGGAACGTCAGGTCGATCCCGAGCTTGGCTGCCGTCCGCCTCCAGGCGATCTGCAAGCCGTAATAGGTGACCGGGAAAAGCTCCCCGAGAACGCGGCGGTTCTTCGAACGGCGCCGAAGGGCGAAATTGAAAACGGATTCCTCATGCTGTCCTTTGCAGGCAGACAGGATCGCCCTCATGTCGCGCGAGATCGGCAGCGAATGCGTGCGCCTGCCCTTTTGGGTCACCTTGATCCTTCCGCCTTCCCAGTCGACCTGGGACCAAGCGAGGATCACATTCTCAAGCCTCAAGCCGCTGGCGAGAGCGAACTGAACCGCATCGCGATACCCCGCTGGCAGCTCTGCCACGATCCGCTCCTGATCTGCGAAGCTCAATTCGGCGGGTTGCTCGCCAGGCTCTTCCAGCCGGTGCACTCGCCAATTCGGTTCACTATCATAGCGAATTTTCCAAGTAAGTCTAGCGTATGAAAAGATTTTTCGAAGCGCATCTACCGTCGAACGGTTGACAGTTGAAGCTTTCACAAGCGGGGCCGGGGTATCGTCAGCCAGCTTTGTCTTGCCCTTGATTGTATCACCGCGGCGCGCCGCGACCCACGCAGAAATATCAGAGTCGATTATATCTGCCATGTTGCGGTCATTGCCGAAGTAATCGACCATGCGCTCCAGATCGCGCCATGTGGTTTCGCTGTTCGTGTGATGCTTGCCGGTCTCTTCCCACCAGCGGGCGGTTGCGGCGCCAAGCGTCAAAGCCCCCTGCCCTCGGAACGCAGCTTTCGCGGCGTCGGCGCGGTCGGCTTCGAGCTTTAGCTTGTCCTTTTCCCGCTTTTGGGCAGTTTCTGCTGCGCGCTTGCTCGTTGCGCGCGTAGAGCCGCGAAATCGAGTGCCACGGAACCAGAAATCGTAGACGTACTCGTTTGAGCCCTTGGGCTTGTAGACGGACATGGTAGGTCCTGCCTGCGAAATTCTGAGATGAACTGGTCAAGATCGGTGACATGGAAACGCATGGCTTTGCGCTTGTCACCGCCGGAAAGATCGATCCATCGGATCTTCCCCTCACGGACCAGCTCGCGAAGCCGGGTTTCGCCAATCCCGAGATATTGCGCCGCCTGGTTCGGCCGCAGCAGCGCAACAGGCGCAGTGGCTTCCCTACTCATGGTGAAGCCGGGGGATTGGGGGTGGCATCCGCGAGCCGACTGCCAGAACCTTTGAAGGGCGGAGGAAGCGGCATCCAAGCAAGTGGGCTGACGACCCACCCCTCGTAGGTGCAGCAGCGCCAAGCCTCAGCATCGGCATCCCAAATTGATTCGTACATGTCATCGGAGCCGATGAGCGGCCGGCTCTGCGAACTGACATCCAGATAGCCCCACAGGAAAACGGGAGTGTCCTTCGGCGCCGTCTCAATCGGCTGCCACGCCTCTGCCTGATACGCGGTGATCGCGGCGCGGGCTTCAGGGATGAAAGCCTTCCAGAAGCCGGCGCCCTGCGTCTGTGACTGACAAATCGCCCTCGCGACCGCCTCAACGATCTTCTCGTCATGCGTCATGGCTGGGGCCTTCCTTGGACTGGATGGCGCGGAGGGATTCATTTTGTGGCCCAAGCTCCTCGAAGACCCTGCACCAGCCGAGCGTCAGATGAAGTTTCAGGCCGTACCCGTCGAAATCTGTCTCACCACAAAACTGGCAAGTGAGGTTCTCTTCGGGCGTCCCCTCCTCCACGCGGGCGATCAATGCGGAGAGATCAGTCATGGGGAGGGCTCTTGGTTTTGGTTGGCATCCGCGAGACCTAGTTTCTGTTTCTCCAGAGCCTTCAGAGCGTCGTCCCTCTGCTTCGCGATGCCGTAGACGATGCGGGCGCATTCCTCGCTGTTGCGGTTGGCGAGACGGGCTGCGGTCATGTACCAGCCGACGAGCTTGATGACCTCGCTCTCGACGGCCTTCGCCTCTTCATTGTTCGAGACGAGACCGGCGATACGCATCGCATCCGGCACGTGATCGACCATCTCGCGCTCTATTGCGACGGCGACGCTTGCTGCATCCCGACAGAAATCTGGCTGGAACTCGCGGATGCCACTCATTATCTTCCGCTCCCATCAACATGCTCATGCAGCTCGGAAGACGGCTCCCCTTCCTTCATCGCCTTACGAAGGAGGCAGATCAGACCCTCGATGACGAGCCAGCCGATGAGGGCGAATAGGAGATGAGACCAGGTCATGCCGAGATCTCCTGATTGGCTTCCTCTTGTGCCCTGATCGCAGCCCGCAGCGGGGCCATGACGAGCTTCTCCGTGCGGTCGGCATTCTTCCGCAGGCTTGTCAGCATGGCATGGCACGAAGAGATGCCGGCGATGGAAGTTGCACCCCCAGCAGCCTCAACCTTTTCCAGCCACTGATAGATTGCTCCGATGGTGGCCGCGGCATTTTTCGCGGCTGCCAAAATTTCGTTGTCCGTAGCCATCTCAATTCCCCATCAGAGACAGAGCCGCCCAGAGAACGGCGAATGAAGAGCAAAAGCCCAAAGCCTTCAGCGCAGACAATCCAAGCGGGTCGCGCTCCCAGGCGGGCGGGATGTAGATTTTGCCCATCACGCGGCCTCCGCGCTGTGTCCGTCGATCGCATCGATCGCCGCGATGACCTTGTTCAGCCAATCGCGCATCTGGACGAGGTCCTCGGGGGCGGCGAGGAAGGTGGCCTCGAAGCCGCCGTTTGCCAGCGAGATCGCAACGGGACGCTCCAAGTGGTAGAGGCCCCCGTATCGCCGATCCGAGAACTGGATTTCTGATAACGAGCGGTGCTCGTCAGGGCGGATCGTCAGCTTGTCTGCGAGGATGTTGCGTCGCTCGAGCATCACGCGGCCCTCATCGACCGAAGATGATCGGAATAGGCCGCAGCGCGTTCGTCGGGGCTGTCCGCGGCGATCATGGCTTCGTGAAGCAGGCTGAACTTGCGCAGGGCCTGGAGGCCGATCCAGTCGACCAATGCCTGCCAGCGCCATTCGCCGGCCTTCACCGTCTTGCCGTCCGCGGTCATCTCCTTCAGGTCGAAGAAGGTGCCATCCTCGTCCGTGGCGATGCGGGCGGAGAAGAACCCCGTAACGATCGTGTCGTCGGGAAATTCCAGCGTTTCGACTTCAAGGGGGAACGTGGCCATGGCCGTCTCTCCTCAGCGGGTGTGAGGAGATATTCGCGATAATCGCAAAAACAGTCAAGCGATAAAATCGCGAAAGTCGCAAAATAGTTTCTGGCCGGCGATCCTGACAGTAGGAGTCAGTGGTCTGTGGATGGCGCGTCTCGACTCTGTCTGCTAGTAACGCTTCTATAAGAACACAACGAGAACAGCGAGGTGGGTTGAGTATGAGCCTGGCATGGATTGAGGGGGGCGGGCCGCCCAGAGAGCCGCCAACGGCCGTGGACATTCGCTGCGACGATTGCGGGCGCTCAAAGCGTATGCCGCCCAGTGAGGTGGTTCGGCACCTTGGCCAGGCTCGCAGCCTGATCGCGCTGCATAACCGCCTCTATTGCGCGCTCTGCCGAGAGCGCGGGGGGCTCGGAAAGAATATCAGCCTGATCCCTGTGGCGCCGCGCGGGCGCCGCTAAACGGCAAGGCCCATGGCTTCCGGGTATGGAATGACGCGCAGGATCTGCTTCACGCGATCGGCAGGGAAGCGGATCTCCTTATCTGGGTTGAGCTGGCGCACAACCACCTCCTTGGAGCCGCGAGCGACCAATATCTTGACGAAGGCCGGGCCGGTTGCGCCGTCCTCATCGGGATAAAGCTCTATCAGAACGTCATCTCCAACCTGCGGGCGGCGCCCGTCTTCATCGACGAAAATCGGGTTTCCGGGATAAAACGAGCGCACCATGCTGTCATTGCGCAGGATGACCGCGAAAGCCTTCTTCCGGCCAATAAGTCCCGCAGGTCGATCCAGGTACATTTGGATTTCGCCGTTAAGGCGCACATCGCCGTCCTGCTCCGAGCCGCCCATGGCAATTCCTGGCACGGGCAAATCGCGCAAGCCGCCCCGTGCTGGACGCTCGGTCAGCGCGACGCGAGCGCCAGCGACGATAGTCTCTTTGGGCTGCTCTGGCTGGCCGCCGCTTACCCACTCAAACCCTGGCGGCGTCTCCCCGAAAAAATCAGCGAGCTGGCGGATTTCGTGGAGGGCAATCTCTCGCTTTTCTCCATCACCCAACTCCTTCGACCGGGTGATTTTGTCTGGGCTCATCCCCGTCGCCTTGGATAGCTTGGTTGCCATCCCGCGAACCGAAAGTTTCTCAGAAAGCCAAAGCTTTAGGGCGCGTTGCGGATCATCCATGCGAGGCAGTTTCGCGATCCCCGCAAAAAATTCTATCGCGAAAGTCGCAAAAATCATTTGACTTTGAAATCGCGATAATCGCAAATATGTGGCTATGAGCCACGAACACCTCGAACCAGCGCGCACCGTGATCCGAAAGGTTGGCATCGACACCGTTGTGTCTGTGACCGGCAAGCACGTCTCGCGTGTCTATCGATGGATGTACCCGAAGGCCCGCGGCGGTACTGGCGGCACCATCCCGCACGGCGATGCGCTCGCCCTGCTGGATTATGCCCGCAAGAACGATCTCGACCTGGCTCCCGAAGACTTTTTCGTCAGCGAGCAACAGGAAGGTCGTCACTGATGCGCCTCCCGATCAATTTCATCGCGTGCATCGTAATTCTCGCGGCATCTGCTGCGGCTTTGTCGGTCTGCGTGTTCCCGTTCTTTCTCTTCCACTGCCTGACGGTGCTGAAATGACCCGCGGCGAACGTCTCTTCTGCCACGCAGTAACGACTTTGGCCGCTCTGTCGGCGGCCAAGTACTGGGGCATAGCGTTGGGGTGGATTTAATGTCTCCTCTGACGCTTGCGGCGCCTGTTCTTTGGGGTGGGCAAGCAATTCAGCTCTTGAACGATGCGATCAAACCGTTGGCGCGGTTCTTCGTTGTCGTTCACGGGCACAATACCGACTTCTTCCAACTCGATGCGCTGCTTAACGCCTGCAAGCAATTCCGCAACGATCGAGTCGAGCCGTCTAGTCATCGGGTTTGTCTCCTTCTGGTTCGTTCATTGAGCCAGAGGTCATTCCCGAGATGCAGGAAAATCGCTCCGAGAAATCGGAAAAACCTACCGAGTTTGCGGTGCCTACCATGAGTGCGGTTTGCGAAGCCTCGGACTTGCTCCGAGCAATCTCTGAGCCATGCCCTCCGGGCGATTCCGTCAAGGCAGCCATCAACAGGGCCGCCCGTCGCGTGTCGAGGTTCATGGCCCAGCCAATGCGCCCAGGCCGGGCAGAAGACATCTGGCGCAAAGAAGCTCGATCGATCCGATCAGAAGAAATGGATGCGCTGCGAGCGGCGGCGAGGCGTGAAAAGGCAATCCTTGATGAAGCGATGGATCTTGAGGCGCGTCTTGCGCGGATTGAGGCGGCACTGTCCTCGATCAATCCGCTTTTCGATAGCGAAATACTTGATGAAATCCGGCGCGCGGCGCGTCCGCTTGGGCAAAGCTCTCGTGAGGTAATGCGATGACTGCTCTCTCCCCAGAATGGCACGAAGAAGCCCGCCGCATGGCCAAGCGCGGCAAGACGGTCGGCCAGATCGCCGCGGCGCTCGGCAAGGGCAAGACAACCGTGCGCTGCGTGATCGACGAAGCAGCGCGTCAGCGCCTGCTTCTGTCTACCAAAGCCCACAAGGCCCGCATCCGCGCAGAGATGAAGGGCACGCGGGTTCGCGAGCCCAGTAAGGGGCGGAACGAACGCCGCGTCATTCAGACGGCCTACGAGGACAAGATCCCGCGCGCTCCGGCGCCGATCAGTCTGGCGCCGATTACAATTCTTCTGACCAAACCGGAGAACGAGGCCAAGCTTATCCGCTTCGCTCCCAAGCCCCGGATCAAGGAAGAAAGCCCCGGCGCGCGACGCTGGCGCGAGATCCACGAAGCCATGATCCGCCGCGGCGTCATCCATGTGCGCGGTCTGCTCGAGGAGTTGCATCCGTGAAGGCAGAAGACGCCCTGCAGATTCAGCTCGTCGCGGTCATCAAGCAGTACCTGCGCCCCGACGTACTGTTCTGGCATACGCCCAACGGCGGCAAGCGCGACAAGCGCACGGCCCAGTTGATGAAGCGTATGGGCGTCCTTCCCGGCGTTGCCGACCTCATTTTCATTCAGCCAGGACCAAAGGTCGATTTTCTCGAGCTCAAGGTCGATGGCGGGCGCATGTCCGGTGACCAGGAGCGCTTCATGGAAGCCGCCCAGCGTTCGGACTGCTCCTACCACTGCGCGACCGGCTTCTATGAGGCCATCGCCGTCCTCAATTATATTGGGGCCTTAAGAGTCCATTTGACCAATTCCGTTTCCGACGCCGCCAGCGATGTCGGGATGCGCGAGGGGGAGGGTCGACCCGTTCAATCCTCCCCCCAACCCCTCACCGAGACGGACCGGGCGGCTCTTAGCTGAGCCTTCGGCCGCCTACCGACTCCAGCCCGGTCCGTCCCGGACCTTACGGAGCGAGCGGCCAAAAAGGAGAAACCTAGGCAATGGCAATTTCTCTCAAGTCCCTGCATCGCAAGACCGCGACGGAACCGCCGCGCATCTTGCTTTACGGGCCGGAAAAGGCGGGCAAGACCACGCTCGCCTCCGAGTTTCCGAACCCGGTGTTCCTGCAGATCGAAGATGGCACCGGCAACCTGGAGATCGACACGTTCGGCAAGCTGTCGAGCTGGTCGGAAGTCAGCGAGGCCCTGTCCGTCCTCATGACCGAGGAGCACGGCTTCCAGACGGTCGTGCTCGACTCGGTCTCTGCGCTCCAGCCCATTATCTGGGCCGAAACCGGGGAGCGTGGCGACGACAAGGGCAACAAGAAGAACCGGATCGAGGACTTCGGCTACGGCAAGGGCTACACCTACGCGCTGGCCGTCTGGCAGGAGCTTATCGACGGGCTCAACATCCTGCGCATCGACCGCGGCATGACGATCATCATGATCGCTCACGCCAAGATCGATCGCTTCGATGATCCTGAGACGGTCGGCTATTCGCGCTACGAGATCGACCTTCATGAGAAGGCCCGCGATCTCCTCAAGCGTGACAGCGACGCAATCCTGCTGCTCAAGCCCGACGTCACGATCAAGACCGAGGATGCCGGGTTCAACAAGACCCGCGCCATCGCGGCGGGTGGCCGCAACGTCTGGATGCACTGCGACAGCCGACCGGCCTACGTCGCGGGCAACCGCTACAGCCTGCCCGAGAAGATCCTTTACACGCGCGGGGCTGGATACTCGGAACTTGCCCCGTTCTTCCCCAACTCCCAGATGGCCGAGCCGGCCAAGAAAGTGGCGTGACCCATGGCTGATCTTGCTGACGTTTTTGGCTCCGACTTCGACCCGACCAGTGTGCCGGAAGACGAGCGTTCTTTCGACCTCCTGCCCCCCGGCGACTACACCATGCAGGTCATCGAGAGCGAGCTGAAGCCGAAGGACAACGGCGACTGCGGCCTCAACCTGACCATCGAGATCATGGAGGGCCCCTTCGCTAACCGGAAGCTCTGGGACTGGCTGAACATCCGCCATTCCAACGCGCAGGCGCAGTCGATCGCACAGCGTGCTCTGGCTGACCTCTGCCTGGCTACCGGCGTGCAGGGCCTTCGCGACTCGGAAGACCTGCATTTCCGCCCGTTCGTCGGCACGGTGAAGATCAACCCGGCCAAGGGCAACTACGAGGCCTCCAACGGCATCAAGCGCTACAAGCCGATGCCGAGCGCTGCAGGCCAAGCTTCTGCTCGTCAGGCTGCGCCTCCGACGCGCGTCGCCCCGGCTGCCGCTGCGGCGGCTTCTGGTGGCGGCAAGGCGCCCTGGCCGCGCCGCGCCTAGAGAAGCCGGGCGGGCCGCACACGCCCTAGGAAGCCGACGGCCCGCCCACCTCACCACTGACTTCTTCAAGCCAACGGGAGCCCCGTTCATGGCACAGGAATCCTATACCCGGAAGGGTGGCGCCTAATGGCCGCTCTCCCTGAACCGATCCCGCATACCGCAACGCTAATGGATGCGGCTATCGTCGCGAAGGCCAAGTCGTTCGACGGCGCGGGTATCCCCATGTCCGACGTCGCCAACGAGTGCGACCGCGCAATCTGGATGAAGCTGCGCTGGACGTCACCGCCCGAGCGGCCTGAAGGCCAGCGCGAGCGCCGTTTCCGCACCGGCCATCAATACGAGACCTGGTTGCTCGATGATCTTGAGGCGGCTGGCGTTGAGGTTGCCCGCATCGATCCCGCGACCGGCAAGCAGTGGCGCGTCGAGCTGGCCAGCGGCCACATTCGCGGCAAGATGGACGGACGGGCCATCGGCTTGCCGGAGGCGCCCAAAACTGAGCACGTCGTCGAGTGCAAGTCGCACAAGGCGGAAATCTTCCGCAAGATCGTCAAGTCCCCAATCCGGGAGAGTAAGCCGGACCACTTCGCTCAGTGCCAGCTTTACATGCACGCCGAAGGGCTGTCGCGCTGCCTCTACCTGGCGGCGAACAAGGACACCGACGAAATCCACACTGAGCGGGTCGAGTACGATCCGGTCTATTGCATGGCCCTGGTCGCTCGGCTGGAGCGCATTGTTCATGCGCCGAGAGCTCCAACTCGCCTGCATGAAGACCCCACAGCGAAAGGCGCCTTTGCCTGTCAGATCTGCACCCGACTGGCACAGTGCCACGAGGGCCAGTTCTCGCGAGTGAACTGCCGGACGTGCCTGAATAGCGAGCCACGCGAGAATGCGACGTGGCACTGCGTCCGCTGGGATAAGCCGCTCAGCTATCGAGATCAGCAGGAGGGGTGCCCTGCACATCGGTACATCCCGGACCTAGTCCCGGCTGAACAAGTCGACGTCCTCGACAACGATGTCGTCGTCTACCGCCTCGCTGACGGCTCCGAGTTTCGCGATGGGGAGGGGCGGTGATGGCCCTAAACGAATATCGCGATATCATTGCGGCGTCGCGGGGCGCTTTCATTCCCACTGGCTTCGATGGCGATTTCGATTTGCCGCCGT